TTGATGGGTACGCCGGAAAGGCGTGGATCAAGTGGTATGCGGTCGACGATATGCTTGGGAGCAGCGAATTATTCGAAGCGCCGCTCATACAATAATTAAGAACAATTATAAGGAGGAAGAACATGGCCTATTTAGAAAGCTCTGCAATCACCCTCTTCACCGCGGAATCGATATCCGCTGGGAGTGTTTTAACATCGGCGGTACAAAACGAAGACAAGGCGATATACGGAATACTGCAAGCGTCCGTGACGTTTGCAACATCCGTGGCATCTGGGACGGTAGTGATTGACGTGTTGACGAGCGCGGATAACGTGAACTTTGACAACAAACCGGAATCCGACTACACCTTCTCAGTGAATCCCTCAGATATGGATGACGCGTTCCTGGTGCGCCGATCGTTTGGTTTCAACCTGCAAGGGATGAAGTACGCGAAAGCGCAGGTAACGAACAACGACTCATCGGCCATCACGTTGACGCTTAAACACGTGAAAGCGACGATCTAAAATGATGGACGCGGCTTTGATTTCGTTGGCCGTTGAGCGAAGCAAAGAGAACACGACACTCACGATCTTGAAAAGCGAACACGAGCGCAAGTGGATACCCGGGCCGGTTACATTCATCGAGAAAGCACGGCCTACACTTCTCGATACCGCATCCGAACTCTACGATCAAGCTTTCATCACCTCCTTCACGTGCGAGCAGAAGAAGCCGGCGGTATGGGATGTGGAACGGAATACCGATTGCGTTTTGAGGAGAGTGATACGAAGTGATTAAGATATTGCAAGGCGACACCGGCACGCTGGAGTTCACGTTCACCTGCAACGACGACTTGACATCGCTCTCGACGGTCGTGTTCAAGCTCTACAACTCCGCGGCTTCAGTACTGTATACCCTCACGCTCGGCGTAGACGCGGAGATAACCGAATCAAGCACTGGCACGTACGAGGTGATACTGGAGACCGTGGACTTGACAAGCGGGTCCTACTTCGCGGAATTATCCGGTTACTACGGTGGATACAAACAACTCAAACGAGAGCCGATGCGGCTCTCCTTCGTATGAGGAGCGGTGATAAGCGATGGCATTGAAATTTTGGAAAGATGAAGCAAAGACAACAGCGATCCGATCGGAACTTGGCAAGATAACCGGTAACGGATCACTGGCGACCGTATCGTGTTCTACGCCCGATCACGTTCGGCGATACAGCACGGCGGAATACTTCGGCAAGCTCTTAACGGAGACAACGCAATACACATTCGCGGATGGCGTGCTGACGATGGTGACGACACCGGTCACGGGCGAAAGCGTTGTTGCTTTCAGTTCCGGCGAGTACCTCTTTGAGAACCTTGATGCAGCGGGTAACGACTCGCTCGAAGCGAACCGGACGCTGGAGCAGATGCTGTATATCGAATCAGCAGACGCTGACGCGATCAATGTGACAATCTCGATAAACGACTACTATACCGGCGGCGGGCTCTCCGTGTCGCATCACTATCTCTCGCTTGATTCTGGCGGCGTTGCTCAAGGATATTTATCAGGCGGCTCGGCGTTATCACTCGGCACGATCTCCTCCGGTTCCGTTATCCCGTTCTGGTGCAAGTCGATCATCCCGAAAGGCACGGCAATGATGAACTATAACGACATCTATATTGCTGGCGACTCGAAGAATTACAGCACCGAACCGTAACCGCTATGATCTACGGGAACCGCATCTATGGACAAGATATCTACGAAAAGGATCGTGGGGAGACGGCAAGCGTGGCGGTTATCTCGAAGGAGCGAATTGCGCGCACGGATGAGGAGATTCTGTCGATCATTCGCGAACCGGTAACAGATACGACACCGGCAGCGGGCGCAATACGCGAACGGGTGAACGAGATGGCGAGCATATCCGGAAATCTTCGGACGATTGCGCTTGAACTCGAAATGCTCAACGCGACAACCCGCCAAAGGGTCACGGCGTTGGATGCGATGAACGCGGTCATACGCTCGGAGATATATGAGATCGGCGCGGCGCGGGAGCTTGCGCGTGAGATTGTTTATTCGGTTCTCACGGCACCGAATCCGATTCGCGAGCGCGTTTATTCCGATGATGAGTTATCTGGCGTTATCCGCGAGATTGCCGAGGATGTTTTGAGCGTGAGAGGCGCGTCTCGAGAGGCGATCTATTCGTTAGACACGATTGGCGGAATCTCTCGGGAACGGATCGCCGAACTTGATGATGGCGCAATAGGAACGATTCGCGAGACGGTACTGGTGAGTTTGATCGAAGGGCTCCGCTCTCTCGCTGAACGGATCAATTATTTATACGCTCTGATATCAACCAGCGAAGCCTACTATCGAACAACGAACAGACCTTACACGGAATGAGGTGATTGGAATGCCAAGCAATGATGAAATCAGGCGCGTGGAATGGGGATCGACATGGGGTGAGATTGTTGAAACGCAGATACGCGTCGATGGCGTATACACGAACGTTGACGCGGACAGCTATTCCGCGCAATTGGAAACGTATGACACGGAACCGGAGAAGGTGGCCGATCTCTCATGCACGAAGATCGACACGGGAACTTATGTGATGTGGTTCTTCGCGGATAAAACACTGTATGACCCGCTTGCAAACTACTATCTGGCGTTCACGTGGGAGTACAGCGGTAAGACGCAGGTCAAACGCGTGCCGGTGAGGATCGAGGTTGGCGTGAAATGAGCGTGACCTATCTCAACTACAATGCGAGCGGCACAGAGATAACCGACGAGGCGTTGGTTATCAACACGGCCACCGCTCAAGCACTCGTACACGATCACATTATGTCGATCGAAGTGTGGACCGGCGAGGGCAAGACGGGCTCGCAGTTGTCAGCAAGCACGGACTACACCCTCGGCGATTATGACAGCTTCTACAAGACCTACAACTCGATCACGTTCGTCACACACAACGGCGAGACGGTATATTGCACCTATCTCACGAAGGGAGATAAAAACTCGGCGGATGACGTGAACTCTAAGGCTGACAAGGTGGCCTCGCCGACTGCTGGCAACTTTGCCGCTCTCGATGCGAACGGGAACATTACCGACAGCGGGAGTAAACCCGCAGACTTTAATCTTTACACACACCCTAACCATTCCGGTGATGTAACATCCGTTGGTGACGGTGCAACAACAATCGCCAATGACGCTGTAACCAACGCCAAACTTGCAAACATGGCCGTTAATACAATTAAAGGCAGAATCACAGCTTCTACAGGCGACCCAGAGGATTTAACAGCAACTCAGGTTAGGACAATAATCAATGTAGCAGATGGGGCAGAAGTAAACCAGAACGCTTTCTCTATAGTTGCTGTATCTGGTCAGAGTAATGTTGTGGCTGATTCTAAGACTGACACGCTTACTTTTGTAGCTGGGACAAATATAACAATAACTACCGATGCTGGAGCAGACAGCATTACTATAAATGCCTCCGGCGGTACAGCAAGTTCAGACTTTGGAGCATTGTGAGGTGATAGTGTGGCAACGGATGCAAAACGATTCGCGATAGGTTTTTTACCAGACACATTGGGATATATCGATGCAGACGCAGTGCCTTCTGGCAAGTTGAGGTTCATAAAGGCGGTCACGTTCTGCAACATAGACACAGCAGCTAAAAAAGTATCTCTTGTTATTTACAGTGGGAGTACAGACTATTATCTGGTGAAGGATTATCCGCTACCTGCAGTAGGCGGAGAAAACACTATAACGATTCCGTTTATGGATCAAGTTTTAATTGCCGGAGATAGGATTAAAGGGTATTGCGAGACTGCCAGCAAAGTATATGTGATGATAAGCGGGAAAGAGGTCACTATATAATGTACAAGCTGAATAAATACTCGCTGAATGAAAGGTATGACAATCTCAGCCTATGTGATGCTAAAGCGGTTGACGAAATAGCACACAATATAACATTGTCATCAACTACGAGTGGGTACACACAAGGGGCAGACACCACAACGGCAACATACAAATGGCAAGGAGGAGTACTCACACCATCGGGTAAGGTTGTGATGATACCTTATAACTATCGATACATAGGGATATACGATCCAGTTGCGGACACATACACACAAGGGGCAGACACCTCAACGGTAACAAACAAATGGATTGGAGGAGTACTCACACCATCGGGTAAGGTTGTGATGATACCTTATAGCTATCAATACATAGGCATTTATGATCCTGTTACGAACACATACACACAAGGGGCAGATACTACAACGGCAACATCCAAATGGATTGGAGGAGTACTCACACCATCTGGCAAGGTTGTGATGATACCTTCAAGTTATCAATACATAGGCATTTATGATCCTGTTACGGACACATACACACAAGGGGCAGATACCTCAACCGCAGCATACAAATGGTTTGGAGGAGTGCTTACACCCTCTGGCAAGGTTGTGATGATACCTTATTACTATCAATACATAGGCATATACGACCCTGTTGAGAACACGTACACACAAGGGGCAGATACTACAACGGCAACATCCAAATGGATTGGAGGAGTACTCACACCATCGGGTAAGGTTGTGATGATACCCAGTGGTTATCAATACATAGGGATATACGATCCAGTTACGAATACATACACACAAGGGCCAGGTACATCAACTACAGGAGGTAAATGGATCGGAGGAGTACTCACACCATCGGGTAAGGTTGTGATGATACCTCTTAATTATCAATACATAGGGATATATAACAATGGCTATGTGTCTAAAAATCCAACAGCACACTTATCGGCTTATACAAACAAATTTTGACGGAGGTGTTCAAGTGAAAAAATTTTGTGTATTACAAAACAATGTAATAGTTACAGCTTACGATTACCCACTAACTGGCGAGATGGCTTTGATGCCGGTTAGCAGGTTGAACGAGATGGGTGTGTTACTCAATGTGCCAGATGATATTCATGAGCACGGGAAAATTTATACCGTCAACCCCGATACGGGGTGTATAGATGGGTTTGATTCTTGTGCTGATGAATTAGATAGTTTATACGAGCATACTGTTCGCCAAACGGAAACCGTTGATGCACTCATACTCGATAATCTCATTATGACAGAAGTTGTAGATACCTTAGTATTAGCTCAACTGGAGGGATGAACATGTTTGAAAGTTTGAAGCGATTGTATTTGGCAGGAAAAATCGATGCTGCAAAACTGGATATTGCTGTGTCAAAGGGTTGGATAACTGCGGAACAGAAATTGCTTATTACAAACCCAAATCCACAGGTCTAAAATGAGAATCTATCAATCAAGCGATGGAAAAGGCAGCGGACGCACATCAGCTGTATTGGGATTTAGGTGGCGGCGTGAGTGAGGACGACCTCACATCCACGGGGCTCACAACGGATGAGTTTGCGGGGATGATTACCACGCTGGAACAATTTAAGAAGTTCTGCAACAACGAAGCGGTTACGGCGGCGGCTTACCGTGTACATATTAACAAGGCGAAGGTTAGCGGGCAATGACGTACACGATCAAACTGAGCGAGGAAGAGCTATACACCGTGATCAATTCGCTGAGCGGGACGCTTGGCAACATCCAACGGCAGGCGGCTGAACAGCAGCAGGCGGCAAAGAATCCGAATCCGGAACCGACAAACGAATCTAATACTAAATAGAGAGGTGAACGATGGAAGCAGTACGGGCGACAGCTAAAAAACCACGCACCAGAACGGATCAAGAAGAGATAGAGTCGCGTTTGGATTGCAACGATAGAGCCATCAACGAGATAAAAGAGATGTTGCAACAAACCAAGACAACCGTGGATGAGCTTAAGAGGAAGATCACCAACGGTTTTGCCGAAGAGGTGGCTCGTACTCTCCTGGCAATTAAAAAAACGGGCTCAGAAAAGAGATCAATTATTGCACTTGAATTGGTTAAGATTGCCGGTACCGTGCTCGGTTCCGGCGGGCTTGTATACTGGCTTTTGAATCATTAAGACACGATGAGGAGGTGATGATAATGTTTCCTGTTACCTATCAGTTTAACTCAATCTGGCCGTTTATCACGAACATACTATTCTCCGTCGGTGGCGCCGCTATCGGAACGGGGTTATTCTGGGCGATTACGAACTGGTTCATGTTCAAAAAATAAAATAAGGAGATGATGCGTTATGGATTGGCAGAGTTGGATACCGATTATAATCAGCGGGTTGTTTGTAGCCTTTGGAGCGGCATTGTGGCTCTGGGTGCGAAACCTGATTAAGCAGTTTGGCGATAAGCTCGAGGGGATATTTGGGAACATCGACTATCACACCGAGAAGTGGATGGGTGTGAGCAACTCCAACGAGATGTGGGGGGTGATAGGCGAGTTTGGCAAGGAGATTACCGAGACCGCGGAGAAGATGAAGAATCAAACTTCGTTTCAGCCGGAGCCTAAGCCTAACACCGGAATCGTTGGAGAAGGCGTTACTGATCTTTCTAACGCTGTTGATAAGCAATCTGCCGCCTCAAAAAGACGAGCAGTGGCTAAGAATTCTTGAGCGATTCACAATCACGCCGGAAGCTCGCGAGGCGGGCAAGAAGGCGGCTGATGAGCTGATGACCGGGTGGGCTGAGCTCACGAATAAGAATGAGTATGATTTGATGATCGAGCGTGGGATCCCACCTGAGATCGCTGATAAGTGGATGAAGGAGATAAACTCCGAAAGGAGGTGATCCGTTATCTAAGAAGAACCCTCCATGATGGCTTGTGTGGCCGTTATGGAGGGTTCTTTTTTGTTATCTACTCGATACTAAAATTATTATGGGTTTCAATCCACGCGGCCGTTCCGCCTCCTGCGGCTGATATTTTTCCGACTATCTGAACATAATATCTCTGCGAACGCCTATCAAGAACCGCGAGATTAGACGGCATCTTGATCTCCGGCTCGTCGATTTTTCCGAGCAGATAATCCGGCGTCGTTTTTAGTGCCTTTGCGAGGTCGTATAGACGCTCAAGTTGCGGCTCTGACTCGAAACTCTCATACCTGGAAACTTGCGCTTGTTTTATGCCCAACGTATCAGCAAGTTCTTTCTGGGTGATATTAAGTTGCCTTCTCCGCGCTTTTACCCTTTCGCTTCGTAGCATCATGTTTGTCATTATATCACCTCGCATAGTATAAGCATATCATATATTTGATAACTTGTGACTGTTTTTTTAGGATAAACCTTATAAGTGTATGTGATATAATATACTTACAAATTATAGTGAGGGGGCAAAAAGATGGAAAATCCAATCAAAACGTTTCTCGTGCAGAAAGGAATCAGCACGATCGAGTTCGCGCGTATTGCCGGTGTCCACGGGATAACGGCTCACAATCTGATGGTCGGTTATCAGCTCAAGCTGTCAGAACGCGTGCTTGCAGCATTGGAGAAGCTCGGTGGGGATCCAGAAAATCTGCAGAAGGAGTACGAGGCATGGCGACAATTGTCGAGGTAACCGCGGAGCGTCGGGCGTTGAATTGTAGCTGTGGCTTTTTTGAATATGCTTTGCGGCTTGACCGCTTAAATGTGAGGTGTTCGTTTTGTACGCTACTGAATTGATCGAAGTAACAAGATTAAAACCATTTCCGGTTCGAGATATCCGGCCGAGCACGTTGGAGAAGATAAAGAAACGGATCACGGAATCCGGCTATAATCCGGCTCGCCCGCTTTCGGTCGTCAAGAGCAACG